GTGAGCGTTTACTCAGCCATCAACATCTTTCGTAAGGAGAAACCGTGATTGCCGACATCTCGTTTGAACCCATGGTGAACCAACTCGTTGCTCAAGGACCGCTGGCGTGCGCGATGGCAATCGCTATTTGGTATCTCTCGCAGAAGATCCGCGAGTGCGAGGACGACCGGAAGGAGCTGTGGAAGAAGGTGAGCGAAATCTCTGAGCGGTTCTTCACCGAGCACAAATGAACATCTCAGACGCGGGTCTAAAGCTGATTATCGACTTCGAGGTGGGCGGCGGTGAGGAGTACTACCGCAAGTTCCTTCAGAGCCCGACGTGGCCTGGGGAGCAAAGCGGCGTCACGATTGGGATTGGCTACGACTTGGGCTACACGTCATCGCAACAGTTCTCGGAGGCGTGGGAGGAACTGCTCCCCGAGTCCGATTACCTTGCGCTCACCGCCGCCCTCGGAGTCAAGGCAACCGCAGCCCGTGAACTCCTGCACGCCTCGCCCACAATGCGCTCTATCGTGGTGCTTTGGCAGAAGGCCGTTGAGGTCTTCCAGAAGAACACGTTGCCCATGTTTTACCTGCGGATGTTGCGCATTTACCCGCAGGCCGAAGACCTTCCGGACGAGGCGCGGGACGCTCTTATCTCGTTGGTGTTCAACCGTGGCACGGCCCTCTCAGGCGACAGGCGTTCCGAGATGCTGGGCATCCAGAACGCCATGCGTGACCGCCGGTTCTATGACGTACCGGAACTCATCCGGTCGATGAAGCGTTTGTGGCCGAACACCAAAGGTTTACAACGCCGCAGAGACGCTGAAGCGGCTCTCTTCGAGAAGGCGCTTGAGCCTAAGCGTAAGCGATAAACTCAAGGCCCTTGCCTTCAATCTTCGGGAGCATACCGTTCTCGTCGTAAATCCCTGCGCCTTTTGGGATAATGGTGTCTGGAGGCAGTGCGCTACCCATGGTGGCAATGGGCCCCGAGTCGGAGTGTACCTTCGGGGCGAGGATGAGAAGACCCGCTTGAATGCCATGAACTCCGGTGAAACGCTGAACGAGAATGTCGGAAGAGACAGGTTCCATGCACTCAAGACGTTGCAAGGAAGCATCTTGCGACAAAAGGAAAAAAGATGTTGCGATACGCAAAAAATGCGTACATCTTCATTTCCGCCATGAGCTACCAAATAGATGCGAGGCACATGGTCTTCCGGTTCGGGGGAAAGAACCTGCTCTGGAAGAAGTTGGTGTTGTCGGGGGTACTTGTGCAACCGAGAACAATATCAACATGGATTCGCAGACGGAAAATCCCGCTGGAGAAGTTTGCAGCGCTAGTTGCGCTTGCACACCGCGAAGGCTGGGTGCTTCGGCTCGAAGACGTGTGCCATAAACTGAAACGTGAACTAGAAAATGAACCTGAAAAAAATGCGGGAGGAGATAGCCAAACGGCTAACAAAAATCTCCGCCCTTGAAGAAGAGATACAAACTCTGGAGCAGGCCATCATGCAAGAGCATGGGGCGAACCTCCAGAACCTACTGGCAGAGTCAGGCCGTGGATACGGCTCACTCACAACGGAAGTCGACGGCGTAAAGCTGACGTACGAAGTCAAGGCGACCTACCTGTGGGATCAGGGCAAGTTGCAGGCTCTGTACGAGTCGCTGCCGCTGGCTGACGCACGGGAGCTTGTGACCACCAGAATGTCGGTGTCGTCCAAGACCATCGAGCGCATCGGCAACGAAGACGTGCTGCGTCGCGTTATGGAGGCGCGTACCACCAAGTTCAGTGAGCCCCGTATCACCTTCATCAAATGAGCCTGCGCATCATTAAGGCAGACGAGCGCCTCAAGCGCACCTCGGACTGCATTAAGGCGGTTGTGTTCGGCCCTGCCGGTGTTGGTAAAACCTACCAAGCCCGCACGCTGGACGCGAAAAGCACCCTGTTCGTTGACCTCGAGGCCGGCACGCTGGCTCTGGGCAAAGACTGGAAGGGCGACTGCCTTGACATTCGCGGCACGTCAAACGAGATGGGCGCTCATCCGTGGGAGCTGGCTAAGGCCATCGCCCTGTGGCTGGGCGGTCCGGATCCTGCGGATGCCAACGGCTCCTACTCCAAGTCGGCGTACGAGTCCGTTGTGAAGGCGTTCGGGCCGGCGTCTGGACATGAGCAGTACGAGACGCTGTTCGTGGACTCCATCACCGTGGCGAGCCGTATGTGCTTCGCGTGGTGTCAGCAGCAACCGGAAGCGTTCAGCGACAAGACCGGCAAGCCAGACACCCGTGGGGCTTACGGGCTCCTTGGGCGCGAGATGATTCGTTGGGTGACCCAACTACAGCACTGCCACAAGAACGTGGTGCTGGTGGGGATTCTGGAGCAGCAGGAGGATGAGTTAAAGAGGAAGTACTGGGACGTTCAAATCGAGGGCTCGAAGACGGGCCGCGAGTTGCCTGGTATCTTTGACCTTGTTCTGACGCTTCAGAACTTCGAGGCAGAGGACAAGTCGCAATACCGCGCATTCGTCTGTCACCAACAAAACCCGTGGGGCTACCCCGCAAAAGACCGCTCCGGTACGCTGGAGCTTCAAGAACCCGCTGACCTTGGGAAGGTGCTCGCCAAGATCCGCGCAGGTAAACGCATCGACACCTCAAAACACTAAAAACAAAAATCGAAAGCAGTATGTTCAACGCACAATCAACAAACGTCGGGTCAACAGAGATGGAACTCATTCCCAAGGGGACAGTGGCGAAAGCCGTCCTTGTGGTGAAGGAGCGCAAGAGCAGCCAATCCACCGGTGGAGACTACCTCTCCATCGAACTCGCCATACAAGGCGGTCAGTTCAACAACCGGCGCGTGTTCGGTATGATCTGCAACCCGTTCGATGAAGCCAACAGCGAGGTGTGGCGCCAGATGGGAATCGGGGCAATCACTCGCATCCTTGAGAGCCGTGGCGTCTTTAACTACGAAGACCCCGCTTCTTACGAGCAATTCAACAGCGGTGACTTCGGACAAATCATCGAGGCACTCAACGGTGCTGAGGTCGTCATCAAAATCGGTATCGACAAGGGCAAAGACGGACGCGCTGACCGTAACTCCATCAGCGACTGGGGGTCACCCAACCCAAGCAGCAACGGGCACAAGCTCTGGAACCAAGCCAATGAGAGTGCGCCTGAGGCGAAAGCACCGGTGCCAGCAGTGAAGACCGCCGCGCCTGCGGCGACCGCTGGCAAGAAACCTGCTTGGCTGAAGTAGCACAGTTTGTTTGAGGTTGGGGGGGGCGGGGCAATAATGGTTGTCTCGCCCCCCTTTTTTGAGGTAGAACCAGCGGCATTCTCAAGCCGCATGGTGTGCAGGGAGATCCTGCAACGACGCTTTTTCATTTTTGCGTCAGTGAAACAAAGGCACTTACATGATTTTACGACCAAGGCAGGCTCAGTTCGTTGACGCCTGCATCGACGCACTGGGCAAGTGCGGCAACACATTAGGAATCGCGCCAACTGGCGCAGGTAAGACGGTCATGGGCAGCGCGATTCTCGCGCCGTTCGTGAAGAAAGCACCGGTACTCGTCATTCAGCACCGCGACGAGCTTGTCACCCAGAACAAAGAGACCTTCAAGCGGTACAACCCGTCGGCCAAGGTCGACGTGTTCAACGCCGAGCGAAAGGCGTGGTCCAGCGGGGCGACCTTCGGGATGGTGCAGACGTTGTGCAGGCCGCTCAACTTGGCAACGATGCCAAGCGGGATGTCGGCGCTGTTCTGCGACGAGTGCCACCACATAGCGGCCGACAGCTACATGAGGATTGTGGAGGCGTTTCGCGAGAAGTCTCCGAAAGGGGTCATCTTGGGGCTCACCGCAACTCCGGAGCGTGGGGACAAGCAGGCGCTCACGGCGGTGTTTAACAACGTGGCCGACAAAATCACCGTGGGCGAGCTCATCGCAGCGGGGAACTTGGTTCAGCCGCGTGCGTTCCGCATGGACATCGGGCTCAACGACCAACTCCAGAACGTGCAGAAGACCGGTGCAGAGTTCGACATGGGCGAAGTCGAGGCCATCATGGACAAGAGGGCCGTTCACTCGGAGATTCTGCGGCACTGGCGCGAGAAGGCGTCAGACCGGTCAACCGTGGTGTTCTGCTCGACCATCCAACACGCGCAACACTTGGCTGGTGCATTCCGTGAGGAGGGGATTACCGCCGAGGCTGTCCACTCCGAGATGTCGGACGACGACAACGCCACCATCCTGCGGCGGTTCGACCAAGGCAAAATCAAGGTGCTCCTCAACGTGATGAAGCTGACCGAGGGCTGGGACTGCCAGCGTGTGGGGTGCGTTGTGCTGGTGCGCCCGTGCAGTCAAAAGAGCACTATGATTCAGATGATCGGGCGAGGGCTCAGGCCGTGCATCGATGCGAAGCGATACCCCGGGGTGATTAAGAGCGATTGCATCGTGCTGGACTTCGGCGCCTCGCTGCTAACGCACGGGGACATCGACGCGGGAGACCGGTTGTTCGTTCGCCAGAGCGAGACCGGTGAGGCGCCTATGAAGAAATGCCCCGAGTGCGGCATTCAGGTGCCGGCAGCGGTCGGGAGTTGCCCCGTGTGCGGGTACATCTTCCCCGTGCGGGTCAACGGGGTTGAGACCATCGAATCCTTCGAGATGTCGGAGATGCAAATCATCGAGATGTCGCCGTTCCGGTGGGAGTCGATGTACAGCGACGCCGTGCGAATGGCGAACGCGCTGACGGCGTGGGGCGCGGTCATCAAGCTGGGGGAAGTGTACAACGCGATTGGCGGCGTCACCGGTGGAGTGGTCACAATCATCACGCGCACCAACTCCAAGGAGCTCGCGCTGGCTCAAGCGGACGACTTCTTGAGGCGAAACGGGGACAGAGCGAACTCGCGCAAAACGCGGTCGTGGATTAAGTTACCACCCACTGACTCGCAGCGTCAGCACATGGCGGATGTGCCCATGTTCGGGATGTCACGCTACCGCGCCAGCTGCGTGCTGACGTGGAAGTTCAACGAGGCACGAATAAAAAAAGCAATTCTTGGCTAAAGGACTATGGAAACCCAACCGAAAGACAACGTATGTACAGCAAACTGTGGCGGGAGGTCATCCTCCCCGAGCTCATCGACAACACGCGCCGTGGATCATCCGGAGCACTACAACCAGCACCCGTCTGGCACCGAGTGCATCCAGGTCGCAGAACACTTCAATTTCAACTTGGGAAACGTCATCAAGTACGTCTGGAGGGCGGGTCTCAAGTACGAAACGCAGCGGGAAGACCTCGAGAAGGCCGCGTGGTATCTTCGACGGGAGATTGTCCGCATCACAACAGCAACCAAAACAAAATGAACAACATAACACAGGAAGCCATTGAGCTTCTGGCACTGACGGAGACACTGCTTCAGTCGCACCCAAACCGGCGTGCGTTCGAGGCGACATTCAAACGCATCGAGGCCGAAATCATGCGCCTCAGAAAGGAGAGCAAATGAACCTCCCAAGCTGGTATGACTCATGGCTCACCAACGAGCCGGAGATTGAAGAGCGGGAGTGCAAATGCTCCTGCATCATGGATTGGGACGAGAAGCGGGAAGACTGGGTGTGTCCTGAGTGCGAGAAGGAGGTGCAAGCATGAGCATTGAAGAAATCGAGCAACAGGTCGTCGCGTGGGCTGATGCGCGGGGCATACTTATGCATTCCGACTCCAAAGCGCAGACATTGAAGGCGGTTAGCGAGATGGGCGAGCTGGCCGATGCCATCATCAAGGGTGACTGCGACGAGACTGTAGACGCGATTGGCGACGTAATGGTTTGTCTCACAAACCTGTGCGCCATGAACGGCTGGAACCTGCATTACTGCTATGCGAGGGCATGGAACGCAATCAAACATCGAACAGGTAAGATGTCCGCAAACGGGGCGTTCGTGAAAGATGAGGAGGTGCAGCAATGACCGACGAGCAAATCAACCGCGCCATCGCCGAGGCGTGTGGGTGGAAGGAGGGTGTAGAGCGGTATGTGCAGAACCTGCCACTGATGAAAGCGCCGCCAGACTACTGCAACGACTTGAACGCGATGCACGAGGCGGAGAAGACGCTGACTGACGACCAGTTCAAATGGTACACGCACTGGGTTGAGAAGCTAATGCCGGAGACGAAATACCGTTGTTATCTCTGTGCAACAGCCAGCCAACGGGCAGAGGCGTTTGTACGGTCGCTGGGTAAATGGGAGGAGGTGCAGCTGTGAATGAGTTATCCGATTTCCTCGACAAACACGACGCTTGCGATGAGGGCCGAGATTGGGCGTTGGCAACGGGTTGCCAGACCGTGACTGAGCTATGGCTGCGCGATGACCTGAAACCGGATTGGCGCATTTGGCTGGCGTGTAGAGTGCTGCCTAAAAACGTGCTGCGCAAGTTCGCGTGCCGTTGCGTGCGTGAGACTTGGCATTTGCTTGCAGATGAACGCAGTCGCAATGCGGTTGAGGTCGCTGAGCGGCACGCAGACGCGTTGGCGACGGATGATGAGTTGGCCGCATCGAGGGCCGCTGCGAGAGACGCAGCGAGAGCCGTAGCTGGTTACACGGCGATGGACGCAGCTGGTTACGCAGCAAATGCCGCAGCGAGAGCCGTAGCTGGTTACACAGCGATGGACGCAGCTGGTTACGCAGCAAATGCCGCAGCGTGGGCCGTAGCGATGGACGCAGCGATGTACGCAGCGAGGGCCGTAGCATGGGACGCAGCGATGGACGCAGCTAGTTATGCAGCGTGGGTGCGACAGAACGAGATTCTGAGGGAGCTAGTGCCGACGTTAGAGGAGGTGCAGCCGTGACGCTTAAAGAACTTCAGGTTGAGCTGGAGCGAATCGCTAGGTGGTCAATCAATGGCTGTACAAACCATGGGTGCGTTATTTCTCCACCAAAAGGAATGGGCACAAATGCAACGTGCCAATGCACTCCACACGCTTTCTCGGAGCGGCTATTGTGGCTGGCGGCAGAGATTGAACCGACGAACAAGTACGCGAGGTTTGAAAAGGAGGTGGAGCCATGAGCGAGTACTGCACATCCTGCGGTGTTGCGTGGGAGAACCACTTCGGGCTGGCATACACCTGCCGGTCTTTGAGCGAAGCCGCTGAAGAGCGCGACGAGTACAAGGCGCGGTTACACACCGCGACTGAAACCATCAAGCGCCTCGAATCCGAGATCGCCGAATGGCAGCTGGCCAGCGGCGTTGAGGGGCCTCTATTCTTGAAACATGAAACTGCTGGCAATCATCTTTGCGGCAATCGCCATAGCTGACACCGTGAAACTCTACCAACAGGAGGACAAAGCCTCTGTTACCGCGTATCTAGCCGTGTTGCTATTGGCAATCTTCGGCATCTTCTACGCCCTCAAGAACGACCAAGATGAGCATCTTTAAGCCAGAGACCAAGAAGGTCATCGGAAACGAACCAGCACAAGCCGCTATCGCAGCCGTCATCGACGGCGCGATTTTGGCGCGTCAGGCAAACCAAGAGAAGCGGGACTATCTGGGCGCTTCGCGCTGGGGGGAGGCGTGCGAGCGCCGGCTCCGGTACGAGTACGAACACGCTCCCGAGGACGAAGGCGCAGGCTTCCCGCCGGAGGTTCTGCGCATCTTCGACATGGGGCACGACGGTGAAGATCGCATGGCGAAGTACATCCGCACTGCTGGGTTTGACCTGCTCACCGAGAAGAGCGACGGCAAACAGTTCGGATTCCGCGCTGCTGACGGGCGACTCGGTGGACACATCGACGGCATCATCGCCGGCGGCCCCACCATCACCGGTGTTGAGTACCCGCTCCTTTGGGAGAACAAGGCGCTCAATGACAAGTCGTGGAACGACACCAAGAACAAGGGCGTTCGCGTCTCCAAACCCGTTTATTACGCCCAGATGCAAATCTACTGCGCGTACCTCGACATCCCCGCAGGCGGTATGTTCACGGCGCTCAACCGCGACACCGGTGAGGTGCTTGTTGAGCTTGTGCCCTTTGATGCGCTCGCAGCCCAAGAAGCCTCGGATCGCGCAGTGCGCGTCATCGACGCTCAATCGCCCAAGGAACTCCCGCGCCTCGGTAAAGACCGCACCGACTTTCGGTGCAAGTTCTGCTCGTTCAAGAACACCTGCTGGGAGGATGCTCCCACTCAGGCACCCAACACCACAAAGCCGTTCTGGCTGAAGTAAGACAGACTACTACCCCAAACAAAATGCAGCCATTGACAGACCGTCGTGGCTTGGTTGACCTACGCCAAGCCCAAGAGCATCTTCGCCTCATATTTGGAGAGCGAGACTGGAAGGAGAACGAGTTCATCTGCGTTCGCGGTATCGGAGAGAAGGGCACCGAGCAAGAAGGCGTCTTCCGCGAGGACATCTTCGTTGAGCCAGCCAAGGAGGGCTTCGCCCCCGTGTTATCAGCCACCGAGCGGTGGGCGCAGTACAACGTGGCGACATTCGTTGTCCCAGGCATCTTGAGCGACAGGAGGGCAACAAGCGCCAACGTGGCGCGGATGCGCTCGCTGGTCGCAGACCTCGATGCGGGGGACACCGACGCCAAGATGCGAGAGCTCACCGAGCAGTTGGGCGAGCCGTCGCTGGTGGTGTGCTCTGGTGGCACAACCGACGAAGGCACGCCGAAGCGGCACGTCTGGTACGCGCTTGATGATGAAGTACCGGTCGAGCAGGCCATCCGGATGCGGGACGCTCTTGCCAAGGTCTCAGGCGGCGACTCCGCCATGGGCCTCGGGGTGGAATCAAACCCGTACGGACGCGCTCACCAACCGATTCGGCTTGCCGGTAGCGTCCACGCCAAACAGGGCAGACCGGTGCAGACCGTCATCGAGTGGCAGTCTGAGAGCGTGTACAACGCGGGGGCTCTGGGGGAGCGGCTGCGCACGTTGTTGCCAGCAGGGGAGGCTATGGCGCCTGAGGCGGGACTATTTGGAGTCGGCAGTGGGAACGTGCTCCGTCAGGAGCCGGCTTTCCAGCGGGACGTGTTCGAGGGGGGCACGGGCGGGGAGACTCGGTGGGATGCGTTCAACTCGGTGGCTGGCGCGAATCTCGGGATGGTTCGGCGTGGCGTCATCACGATGGACGAGGCACGCGAGCAAACGCGGGGATGGATGCTGCAACGAATGCACCCAGCGTGGACGGACGCACGGTTTGCGTCGGAGTGGCAGGGGCTCGTCAACGCGGACATCCGCCGCAACGGCAAGCCAGAGGCACCGGTGGCGACTCCACACCCCGTGCGCCAGCTCCCGCAGAGTTCGCCAACGGAGTCGTGGTTTTCCGCATGGGAAGCGCACCGGTGGATCAAGTACCCCAAGCCCGAGCACACCTACCTTGTTGAGGCGCTTGTCGTCAAAGGCGAGCCGCATCTGTTCATTGCCGAGGGAGGAGCCGGTAAGACCGGTCTTATCGCGGATTTGGCGTTGAAAGTCGCCGCTTATCCAGAGTTTGGCGGGGACTTGGACTGGTGTGGGCAGAGAATCACCAACGGAGGCACCGCTGTTCTGCTCTTGTGTGAGGACAGCCAGACCGAGATGCACCGGCGCATCCTTGAGATTGACCAAGGCGGGCTCATTGCGAAGGCCGGTCGGCGCCTTGTCGTCATACCGCTCTCAGCGGTTGGCGGGGCGTTCCCGCTCGTTGAGCGCGACCCCAAGAGCGGAGCACCGGTGGCGTCTTCCAAGTGGGAGGCCGTCATCACTGAGCTCAAGCGAGTGCCTGACCTGTGTCTTGTGTGCGTAGACACCTTCAATGCGGTCTCCCACGGGGACGAGAACAACGCGCTGGCGGTAGCCGAAATGATGCGCGAGGCAGGGCGCGTGTGCGGCGAGCTTCGGGCGGCGCTTATGATAACGCACCACATCCGCAAGCCTGGGGCAGAGCCCATCCGCACGCTCAAGGACATGAAGAACTCGATTCGTGGCAGCAGCGCCATACCGTCGTACTTCCGCATCAACTTGGGCTTCTGGCACGCCACCGATTACGAGCGCCGTATGAAGGGCATGGGCCTCGCACCGCGTGTGGACTCATGTTACCGGTTCGGTGTGCTCAAGGCGAACATCTCGGGCCTCATGCGTGGCGAGCGCACACTGCTTCGGGACGCCAACGGACTGCTTCAGGACGTCACCAAGCTGGACGTCTACAGCGCCATCAACGTGACCGAGCGTCTTGCATGGCTGGTGCTGGCTGTGCGTGAGGCAGCAGGGAACCTGCACCCGTACACGCTGGGGAATAAGAACGCAGCCAACGGGCTCTACAAGCGCCGCTCTGAACTTCCACCGGTACTGCGTGCAGTTGGCGCGAGCGAGTTCGGGCACCTCATCGAGGAGGGCTTGCAGAAGGAACTCATCGTCTCCTGCGCGGTCAAGGGCTCAAAATCGAAGAGCTACCTTGATGTCCCAGGCGGGGTGCTGGCAGGGGATGAAACCGGTGCCAGCATCCAAGCTGGGGCGTACTCATCCCTTCCGGATTGGAACGAGTACGTCTTCGACGCGGAGACCGGCACCTGCGTGGGCAAGGCCGGCCGAGCCGCATGGGGGGCTACCTTCTCATCCACGGGGGCGCAGGCTTTTGATCAGCCGACTCCAGAGGATGAATCGCCGGAGGAGCCTGAGGAGATACCGGTGTCCCTGCCTGCAATGCGGTCTCGATTCGCTCAAGGCGAGCGCATAGGTCTCCCGAGAGCCGCTCGACCATCTTCTCCAGATGACGAATAGTCTCATCGCGGCTCGTAATCGTCTTTTGAAGGGCTGTGTTCGCCTCGAGCGCAGCCTTCAAATCTGCCTTAATGTGGCCCGCCTCGGTGCTGACTTCAGCGGCTTTTGCACGCTTCTTTGCACGCCATTCACGGTAGTATTCTGCTCTCATTGTAAGTTGTTGTTTTTTAGTTGGTTGTTACTGTTGCGCAAAACGCGCAGATTCATGTTTGCAAAGTTCGCAAAGTTTGTAAAACGATTTCTACAGAGTATTTCGCAAACATTGCACGCACTGTTGCGCGAGAAAATCAAAAGCTCAAAAAACGGCTCAAAAAACAGCCCAAAAACAGCCCTTGTAAGTCGTTCATGTTCAACGGGGAGCAACTTGCACAACACTAGTGCAAGAAAGTTCGCAAAGTTCGCAAGCATTGTGCAATGCCATTTTACAGAGATTTTGCGCCACTTTCGCACGACACTTTGCGCGATTGCACAACAAAAATTTTTTCGCGTTGGAAAAAACAGTGAAAAAGGACGCTACGTAAGTGCCTGAAAACCGTATGATTTGCGAAAGAAAACCGATGTTTGAGGACATGAGCCCTTATATAGAGAGTAGCGTACTCAGCGCTTACGCTCTTCCTACTATCCCCTCTCTCTTCTCTCAGTCTAACGCGTTGCTTGCCTGAGAGGAGAGGGGATACTGCTTCGCAGGCTGCCTTCCTCTATATTGACCGTTGATGACCTTGTTTTTTTCTCGTTGTGTTTGCTGACCGTTTTATCCCGCCGCGCCGCTCGCATTGTATACAATCCCGATAGACTTTTATGACGTTCACTTTCTTCGTTTCTGGCACCCCTCGCCCACAGCCAAGACCGCGTTTTGTGCGTGGGAGAGCGGTGTCCACCTTGGATGCGGGCTCGAGTGCGTGGAAGGGACTATTGCGCTCGTCTGCGGGGGTTGTTTTGAGCAAGGCCGGTAAGACGGCTGAGGCGCTTGGGCTGACTGAGGCGATTTCGATGGAGCTGACCTTTCACTTCGCGACCAAGGAGGAGAGCCGTCACGGTCAGCCGCACACCCACAAACCGGATGCGGATAACCTGGCGAAGCTGGTGATGGACGCGCTGGTTGATGGCGGTATGTGGGTAGGGGACGACAGCCGCGTAGCGGATTTGACCGTGCGCAAGCGTTGGTGCAAGAGCGGCAGTGAGGGAGTCGCGGTGAGCATCTACGTTGATGCGCCGGCGGAGGAGAAGGCGCCGGAGTGGCTTTTGTGATTGATGAAAGATTTTGCTAAAGGGCGGAGGGGAAGTGGCCGAAAGAAGGAGTACCAATGAACAGCGCAATACACGGCTTCAACGCCGACGAGATACGCTCCATCGTGAGCAAGATGGTCAACACCGGTCGCATCAGCAAACCGCCCGAGAAGCCCAAGCGCGGCAAGTACAGCGGTCGCACCGAGAGCCAGAACAAGCTGCGGGTCATCGCGTGTGACCAGTGCGGCACGAAGTTTATGAAGCAGTGCGCGGTGCATTTGCGGTGCAGCAAGGCGTGTTCACGCAAGGCCAACATCGAGAGCGTGCGCGTGTGGTTTGTTGCGCGGGGTCTGCGCGGCAATCCGCTGGCGGATTATCCGTGCGATAACTGCGGCACGGTGTTCAAGAAGGTCAACGCGGGTCACCGGTTTTGCGGCCCAAAGTGCCGCGAGATCGGCAAGAAAATCAGAAAGGCAATGAAGTAAACCAACCAACCAACCAACCAACAACACACCATGGTCACACCAAATAACGACGAGCAGCACAGCTCACACGGTCCAGCCCACTCCCTAGTCCGGAATATGATGAGGGCGCTGGAGCGGATGGAGAAGCGGCTTGACCGCGAGATAGCCGCTGCAAGCGATCTGCGCGAGAAGCTGATGGAGGCGGAGAAGCTGGTGGCGGATGGCACGCACGTTGTCAGCGAGCTCAAGGAGCGGTTGCTGTCGCGGGTTGTGGCGGATCTGGAGTGGAGGGGAGGGGACAAGGGGTTGCTGCTGGACGCGGACCGCTGGATGCAGGCGTGTGTGCCGACCGTTGTGCGCGTGACCATGGCCGAGGAGTTCGGGTTATGACCGCGCATCCCCAAACCACAGCCCAAAACCACCCCAAAAGCCCCGAGTTTACTCTGTTGGGTGAGTTTGAGGACGAGGGGGTAATACAGCAGTCAAACAACCGCAGGACGCACGCGCCAGCGCCAGCGCACGCAGAGCATTCGCTGAGTGCAGGCGTCGCCCAAGTCGACGCACTCATCAGACTGCTACAGGCAAGAAAAGCAGGGCACACAGCGGCGCAGGCCGCTGCCGTCAGCAGGCTCAGGAGAACTCTGTTGCCAGCGAACACCAGCGTGCGGTAAAGGTAGCAGTCTTCCGGCGTGCTGCTTGTACAGCAATGAACTAAACCTGAATCACGTTCAGAGCGGGTGAAACGAGA